CCGCCGCCGCTCTCACATCACGATTGATCTGGGAGACCCTTAACTCTTCGTTATACGCCGCTTTTTCATATTCGGCAGTTGCTTTTCGATAACCGAGGTTATACTGATACAGAGACCAGCTGAAAAGACCTGCTACGGCCAACAGATACGGCAGAATTTTGGCTATTACAAACGAAACCAACTTAGACGACATTTTGTGGACCCCTGTGGACGTTGTGGTGGCAATGGCCCGCACCATATACCCGCCAGCACCGCCAGCGCGGCCCATTTATAGGGGCTTAACGCACGGCGGGGGCATTGGGTAGCAACATTTCCGGCACCCTCTGGCGGGGCTATTTGGCGTCTATGTTTATATGGTCGGTTTCTACTTGGACGATAGGCTTCTTGCCGAGTTCCTTGATCTCTTGCCGATCCGTAACAACAGAAGAACCGAAGTAGGCTAGGATGATAGAGACCCACAAGCCTGTCACAGTTCCGATAAGAAACGACAGCGTTTCGATCCTCTGGGCATGTCCATCACTGAATAGCCCAAAGATGACAAGAGACACTCCGGTGAAGGAGAGCAGATAGAAAGACCACCACGCCATCTTACGACGATTGACGTAGCGGTCCTTAGAGAACGGGTCGTTATCAGACATGCGGGAAGTATCCGGTCGACAGAGTTACGATACGACGCTTCTTGGTTGTTCCTCCGGGACCGGGACCAGGATCAACTGGAGTTCCTCCGGGACCGTTATCGATTGGATTTCCGCCTCCTGAATATCCAGTGGTGTTGAAGATAAAAACAGTCTCTAAGTAGCTGACAGCTACTTGTGAGTTAGTCGTACCGACCAATAAGACCGTCTCTAAGTAGCTAGTCTTTAAGGTCATGTTCGGCTCCTAACTCCAGATTGTAGAGACACGATATCAGCATTGGTCCAAGAGACACCAGTAGCTGGATTGAGACCCCATCCTCGACTGATGAGTTTCGGAGATGTTCCTGGATCTACGTCTGGGCCATGATAATTCGCTCCTCCTGTTCTAAGCAGAAGATTAGTATTTTGAGGACCAGTCGCATCTCTAACAGCTCGAGCATTTATAAAGACACCTTTGTAGACTGGATTACCAGCGGGTGAATCTTTCAAGGCGAAAGTTGTAGTCAAACCCGCGCTGCCTGCCGTTAGTCCAGTGGCATCATTTCGAGTTCTGGTGTTTACGTCTGTGAAAGAACCGGCCTGCTCAGATAGATCTCCAACACCCATAGGATCGATGTTTGTGATAAGCATACCACGAGTATCTTCATCAGCTATAATGAAGTTTCCGAAAGAAATATCGCCCAAGGCGAAATAGTTATTAAAGCGAATTGATCCAATCGGAGCGCCGCCGTAAAGACTCGTGTCTCCTAGAAATTCGTATGCCAACACGTTGTTGATATACAGTCTTACGAAACCACCTGTATCCGCAATCTTGAAGTTCCAATCAAAGTGGGAGTATATGCCGTTTCCATAGGCTATATTCGCTCCTTCCGTGAATGCAGAAGGAGACGAATACCGTCTTACGTGAAGATCAGCGTTATTTGATCTCAGAGCGAATATAGTGTTTCCGCTTGTATCGAAAAAGAACAGAAGAGAACCGGTGGAATAGTTTGCAGAAGTGGCTCCACATTGCCAGTGTCTGATCCATCCCTCCTGAAGTGGAGTTTCTAAATTCTTCAGAAGCATTCCATTGTTATTCCTGATTCGCAGTTGATCTGCGAATCCACTGTTTGGATCTATAACAATATTCAAGCTGTAGTCTACGCTAGTGCTTGAATCGAACGCTGCAATATAATTAGTCGCTAGATAGAGTGTCATACCAGAGTTCCCTTGAGCGTAATAGAAAGATTTGCAAGACCAGCATCTGCCACCGCCGGACCTACGATTTGGATAACATCACCGACTGCGAAACTAGTAGCGGTTGTCTGAGTAAAGACACCCAAAGTTGCAGAAGCGGCGAAGTCCAGTGTGGCGAAATTGGTGCCGTTCTTCTTGATCGCTAGAGTGGTCGCGGTTGTCGCGGCAGTTCCTGCAGACGCCTTCGATCCAGTGGCTGTCGCTGGGATAGAGAACGCGCGGACCACCGTATAGCGAAGGATGACTTCAGAAGCAGTCATTACACCAGCGGCGAACAGAGCGATGTCGTAATACCCAACGAAGAGGCTACTGACCGGAGTCTTTCGGCTGTTCCCACCTTGCACGATATGGACTGTTTCCGTTCCGGCAAGAGGTAGAGTTGCGGCGGTCAGGTCGAATATTTCTTTGTTCGCCATTATCCTGTCACTTTCAATTTGTCGTATTCTGTTGCCTGCATATCACCAGAGAGCAGGATCTGATCGTCGCCGCCTGTCTGAGCATCGCCACTTAGTTTCATGAACGATACATTAACTGGAACAGTCAGGAAAGCGTAGTTGCTAGAGACAAGTCCGTCGCTTGTTCTCTTAGAGTAAAGGCGAACCTCAACGTCACCAGTTACGATAGAAAAGTCTACTGTGAACGTGCTACCGGTGATGCCCGTCTGGGCACGAGATGGGCTGGGTGAACCGTTGATTATCACTTCTAGATTATACGTTTCAGGCTGATCAGGAACCTGTGTTGCATCTGCTTCAAAGGTGACTGTGTCAGCTTCTCGATTAGAAGATCTGAAGTTGAAGGTGACAGGCTCTTGGGCTTGGACTGGTGGAATTCTTGATCCAGCGATATTGATATACCGAGGACGAAGCGGCCTGTCCTTAGCTTGGGTCATTATCTTTGTCTTGTGTAGAATATCATCTATGTAAAACTCCTGACCTGCTACTTCGTCAACAGCCTTATAGAAGATTGTTCCAGTGCTAGACAAGGCTCCGTTTAAGAGACCCTCTCCAAGTTGGTTCGTAGTAACACCGTAGATGACTGTGCCGATCGGATGATCCTTTGGACGAGTTCCAAACAAACCTCGACGAACTGTGTTAAGAGAGTAGATACCACCAGTCAGATCAGTCACTGTGCTGAAAGCTATGAACTCACCGTTCATACAATAGATGCCTTCTTCACCAGAACGGATATTCGCAGAAGAGTGACCGTATGGTTCATCTTCATAGCTTATCGGAGAAGTCACCAGCAGAGTATCCTTGACGCCAGTTTCAAAGCCCTCTAAGTAAGATAGTGTTTCGTCAAGGATGAAGGATTGAGAATAGTTCGCAGCTTCTGGATCTGTTACTGTGGAGATATCACCGAGAGAAGTTACTGCCTTAGCTGTGAGCCCAAGAAGAACAGAGTATCCAGTAGAAACAGTCTGAGGCTTTCTGGCTAGCACGATAACATTAGTGAGGCCTTCGGCAGCTGGAAACTCAATTCTGGAATTATAGAAATACGGCATTTCCACAATATCAGAACTATTGATCAGAGCAGGAGAAGTCGCAGGTTCAACCCACGCAGAACCTGTTGGAGTTGCGAACAGAGGATCTGAGTCAGCGAAAGCGTCTTGGATACAGTTGAAGATCACTCGGTTGTTAGCGAGTTCACCGAGGTCGAATTTCTGGACACGAACACGGAGATTCTGAATACCATACTTCGCCCAAGAGATCTCGATAACTGATCCCGGCTTCAAGTTGTAGGAGCGCTTCCGCATTTCGATCGTCATTGTGAACAACGGGTTCGACATTCGTGACAATTCACGTGCCGCGATCTTGTTTGCAGTTTCAGGAGAATAGCAGAATGGATAGCTTAGAACGACAGACTTGCGTCGACCCATCATGTTGGCGATAGCTGGGTCCTGGGCCATAGCGACTGCGCCACTATCTCCATCTAGCTTGGCGTAGGATACACGAACTTCAGAGACTACGTCCTCAAACGAAGTCTTGGAGAAGTTGGTGATGTCAACGATTTCGCTTTCATCAAAGAAACCGACAACTGGATCGTCGTCACGATTAAGTCCAAGTTGGATCTTACCTGTGGTCGCATCTTCATAGATAGAACCGTCGACTTGACGCAGGATCTCAGATACCAGTTCCTTACCAGTCTGAGACGATGTGATGGCTAGAGCAACACCTTGACCTTCATTCTTAAGAACAGAGGCAATCTCTTGGAAGTTAGCCATATCGATTTCATTGATATTACGACCTAATCCGCGCCACTTATCAGAGATGATAACTGCGATGGCTTCTACTGGATTGATCTCTGTATCGTTGATGATAGGGTCTGTGGTTTGGCCCAAGGTGCGAGAGAAACAAGACACCGTCGCTTTAATGACGCGCAGGCTTGGGCTTTCACCGAGATAAGCTTTCTCGAAAACCATGTGAGCCGTGCCGCGATAAGCTGGAATATCGAAACCAACAATATCTTGAACCAGATCGTTTACCGGCTGGTTCCAACCTCCATCATATGTTCTCAGGTTTGCTCTGAAACCACCACCTTGTTTGTCTCCACCGAATAGATTAGGGAAGTCTAGATAGGCAGAGTCTTGTCCGACGAGAACGCTTTGCTTACGATCGTCTTTATAGATGAGTGTCTCATCCATATGGATCTTAATGATTTGAGCGTTAGGTCCCATGCAGACTGCCAAGTCAAACGACATGTAGTAACGAAAGCCAATCGTAACTTTCTTACTACTGAACACGCCAGTCTTTACCTTCTGCGTCTGTCTGGTGACTTTATAGTCTCCATACCACAGAGTGTTGATACCTTCGATAACAGCTACGCCCAAGACTAGAGGAAGAGGGCTGTCTTCAGATGCCTTCGGGAAAGAGTCTGGATCGAAGTCCTCTGCCTTAGCATCCTCTATCTGAGGTTTCGGCTGCAGAAGGGCAGTTAATAGAAATGAGCCTGCGAACAGGAGTAAAGTTTGCCAGATCATTAGCCGTCCTTAATTTTATAGAATATTTCGAATGGCCGTTTCTTTGCATCGGGAGTGCCAGCACCCAAAGAGTTCTTGAACGGGTTCTTCTCTGGAACGATCGGAAAGCCACCGAAATTGATCAAGTTGTTGAACTTGTCCTTGCACTGAGCAAAGCTGTGATTGCATCCGCGTTTAATAGTGACAGTTTGTCCGATAGATAGACCAGAGAACGAAGTGGCGACTTTGAATACGTTACCAGTATGACTAGAAATCATACGACGCTGTCCGCCAGCCGTCCAGACCAATTCTCCACCCCGACAGGCTTGGTCTACGAATGGGTTGCTGTCTAGAGTAATGAACTTGCCAGATAAAGCTGTGATCTCAGAAGTGTGAGTGTTACCAGCTTCAGAGACACCGCAGTATTGATCATACAAAATATGATTGCACGGACCCTGATACTTCTTGGGTGGACATACATCATTGAGAATATATGACAGAGGCGAAGGGACGCTCAGCTTCGCTTCTAGACCCTCGATGGCGAAGGACAGAGGCTTGCCTTTCCATAACAGGATAGCACTATTCATGTGGTCTCGTTCACCACGCCAGATTTCCACTTCTAGGTCTGGTGGGGCAATCCCAAAGACATACTCAGCAATCAATGGATGATTGTAAGGCATGGTGATCTCGATGGCGAAGTCCTCCTGATCTTCAGAGGCTCCTTGGATTGCGCCACGACTTACCGGTGTCGCGGTGTAGACCTGACCTCCCATAGTGACATCCCTTGCATCAGAAGTCATATAGTAGGAGGTCAGAGTTCCTTCGAACTTATAGACTTCAACCGGTTGAGAGTGAAGCACTGACATGAGTGTATCCTAATTAGGAGACGACCTCATCACTTTCATTCGTGGATAGGTATTCGAAGGAAACTGATGCAGTATTTAGGCCGTGAGTTAGGGTGACCGTATCACTCATCCTTACTTTCAGTAAACTGCTAATTCTTGTGATTTTCTTAACCTTCGGGTCGTCGGGCAGAGCAGGAAACAGGTTAAGTTCTTTGTGATCATAAAAGTCCAGAAAGGATATGAACTCAGTTCCGTCAATGATGACACCAGCTACGATGCCACCCTGTAAATCGGCAGTGGACCCAACGGAGGCAGAGTTAACACCAAAACCGAATTGGACGTATCTCTTTCCTGGAAGAACCAGACGGCGCTGCTCTACACGATTACCACCTTCTTCGGTAGTTCCGTTTCCTGCTACTGTTTCATATGCGAAGCTAGAAGGAAATCCAAAATCAGGAGCGCGGAAATAGCTTTCCACTGTCCGAGACATGTAGACATTGAAACTAGGCCAATTCGCGTTGAAGCCACCGATAAATTCTACCCGACCATCTGCGATAGCCTGAGCATCAACTCCTGGCAGATCATACAGATCAAAGTAGTGATATCCAGGAGTGGATACTTGAAAGTCAATGCGATTTCCAGGACTGTATCTGTATTCGAATTCGTCAGGATCACTAAAGTAGTGATTAGAATGAGTTCCATCTGCGTAGTGAATACGAATCTCACGTTCCTGATCATTGTTCGGAAATTCTTCTTCGTAAACAACTAATCTAGTTCCAGCTTGTCTTGCGAGCATTTCGACGTTTGGAACTTTGCGGAAGTCATCACGTTGGCTTTCCATCCAGAACGCGCCAAAGGCTCCCTTCGTTTTGTCGCAGAACTTGCGCCAGTAGTCTAACCCCTTTGGGTTAGTGAATGTATTGATGTAGAACTCTCTCTTTCCACCAGTCCTTGTTTCGGTAGCACTGGTTCGGAAGTCACGAATACCTATGCCGTTATCAAGGATAGTCTTGTCAAATGACAGGAAGTCTTCTGACCCAACGAGGAAAGTCTGGTCCAGCGAAGGTAGAGTCTTGTAATAGTCTACAGTCGCCGTGTTCCACCCGTTCACCAGATCAGGTTCTTGGAAGGAGTTCATAGTCAGCGAGACAGAAGCGCTCTTTGACCCAAGAGTGATCTTTGGGTCTTCAAATGTTGCCAACATACACGGGACTACTGCGAAACGACTATTGACTTCTACGTCAAGACTTGACACCAAGTCGAGACGATCAGCGTAGACAGTCTCAACTACTAAGTTTCTAGTTTCAAACGAGCCGAGGTCAACGATGGTCACCCACATTCCATTATAGAACGTGGATGAGCGCATATCACAGTATACTGTGAAATCACCGATTGCAGCATCCTTCGTCACTAGAGCAGCATACTGAAACATTGGAGAATAGACAGGTGTCAACATCTTCTTGCGGAAATAGTCATAGACAGAGCGGTGATGCTCATCATATCCGTAAAAGTATGACGCAGTCCAAGTGACACGTGGATTGTCGATCAACGCATACCGTGTCTCTTCTTTGCTCTCTGATTCAACAATATCTGTCTTCCAGGACCATGTTTCCTCAATCTCTCCACTAGGAAACATGGTCAGGGTATCATAGATCATGACAGGATCTTTCTGATAGTAGAACTGTTAGACTGGATGCCCTTGATGATGATGGTCTGACCAGCTTGTCCTTTCATAGCGTTGGCGATATCTTCTTCGCTTAGCACGACTGCCACGTTGACGTTGACACCACTACCGCCAGAGGAACCCTCTTCGTTGGAGCCGTTCATTGCTTCCTTTTGGGAGCGTTGTTGCCCAGGAGTAAGAACGTCAACGCGCTCGTCTGGACGCTTCTTAAACGCGACTACTTGGCTGTCGGTGTTTCCTGGACCACTCGGCAGGATAGAACCGCCAGTGGCGAGACCGATAAGACTACCGAGTCCACCGCCACCGCCGCCCATGAAGCCACCGATCAACTGAGCCAGAAGCTGGTTCGTCGCCAGCTTGAGCAACTGAGCAAAGATGTCTGCGAAGAATGCTCTCATGTTCAGCTTACCGGTCTTGGCAAACTCTACGATGGTATCGCTCAGGCTATCAAACGCTCCGACCACGATGGTCGACACGCCCTCACCGAGACTGTCCATCTGCTGAACCACTTGGGCCAGA